CCAACACGTTCACTATACAATAGTCCTCCACTTTTTTCACATTCTAATTTTTTATGATTGTAAAGTAATAAAAAAATTATGAGTATAATAACCCCAAATATAACAACAGGAGCATAGAACTTATAATCATTATCCATTTTAATCACTCCAAAATAATATCACAACCGTCGTTTCGTAAGTTCAACGACCATACAGATTTTACCACATTTGATAGATTATTACCAGCACTCATCCATACCTCATAATCCTCACCATACTCATTTGTATCGGGCAGAACACTCAATATTTCTTTGAGTTCCCGAATGGTGAGTGCGTCAGTTGTGAATGGTTGGTTTCTTATATCAGTCATTTTTCAATCTTTCAGTAATACTTTCAAAATCTTTGTAATCATAAGACTTTGGTTGTCCTCGTATCATCTTACCATTTTCAAACCTAATTTTTTGTATCACAATTTTACCTGGAACAGAGCAAAAGTCCATCCAAATTTGCGAATACTCCTCATAGTGTTTGATTAGATGTTTTGTAACTAACTCATAGTCAATCATTTTCTCACACCGATGTAATGGAATACGAAGAAACTGAAAGAACCTTCCAATATATCCTATCTGTGTTCCACATTTAGGGCAACAATACGATGGGTGGGTCATTCTTCATCACCAAAGCATTCAAGCAAAGCACGGGCAAGTCCTCTTACGATTTCTTTATCATACCACCAATCTTCACCATCACTCAAATAACCTAGAATAAAATTATCAAGTTCTTCATCTGTTGGTTTAGTCATTTTTCTTAAGTTCCATCACTATCATTTCAACCATATCACATTCATTTTGACTGAAATTATAGTAGAGTTTATCCATTTTGTCTAGTAAATCATTTTCTGCGTCCTCATTTCCAGTAATCCTTTCATATAAGGACTGGATTAGTATTGAAAAATACTCACGGATAGGTTCAGTCATTTTTTACAATTCTCTATTATTTTAGAAAACTCATAATACTTACAGATTTTCAAACTTCCATTATTATAAACCTTTTCGTCATCACCACTTTCAATCAAGGAAAAATTGTTCAGGGCATAACAATTAGTATGTTTTAGTGCGGAACCATAATTGATAAACCATCCCCGATATATGTGATTTTGTTTAGTATTGATAGAATGAGTATCTTGAATATAAAGATGAACTTTATTAGGAGTTTCCTCCCATAAGCAGAGTTTTATTGTATATGAGTTGTTAGTCATTTCTCATTCTCTTTCTCTTTTTTTCTTTGCTTAAACCCGACCTTTACTTCAGGGTTAAATGTTTCGCAATTGGATTTAATACTAATATCTGGAATATAAGGGCAATACACAAAACCATCCCCCCACACTATTTTTATTTTAGTCATTTTTCACACCTATGATAAGTTTAGTTAGTTTCACAAGACCCTCTTTGGAATACAAGTATCTTTATATCCTTTAATAATTACTCCACCACTCTCAACACATTTCTGTCTGTCTATATTAGTTTGATGTTGAAAATAAACGGCAAGTCCTATTACAAGTAGAAGTGAAAGAATAGCAGGCATAAATGCTTTCAATAATATAGAAAATTCTTTAGTTTTCATAAGTCCTCCTTTCTCACATAATAAACATAAAGTTGTTCCCCACATTCAGGGCAAATAGGTTTCATAACTTCTCCTTTTTCTGCTCTCCACCAACAGTTATTACATCCCAAAAAGGCATCATCAACACGCAATCCTTTTAGGTCAAACTTATGTGAAATGTTAGTTAGAGTTCTCATAAGTCCTCAGTATTTTTCAGCACAAATAAAAGTATCAGGTTTTTCTGAAATGTAGAACCATTTATGCCTTGGAGAATGTTCTCGGTAGCAAAAGGTTTTCTCCATTCTAACATAATCTCCATCTTTCATCAAACCAGAGTTATGAATGTAATTTACATAGTTCTTTGCTTTCTTCGCACTCTCAAAGTATTTTGATACTCTATCGGTTTTAGTCCAATAATAAACATCATAATACAATCTGCGTTTGATTTTCTTATGTGATTTTCTGGTGAGATACTTATAAACCTCTGGATGAAGTAGAACCGCATTCATCTGTTCGTTATGTTGTTCTTTGAGTTCTTTTATAAGGTCATCCCTGATAATTTCTTGTGGTTCAGTCATTCTTCACCTGCTTATATTTTAGGGCAAAGTGTCGGTAAGCACCCATAGCAATTTTAGGCATCCAATCACTATGATAACGTAATGGAAGAGTTAAGTTAGAACAGAACTCCCGTGCCTTATTTCGCAATAAAGAGTTTTCATCCTCACCAGTTTCTTTCCAATTCTCATAATCCTCAATAATCTTCCAGAGGTCTTCCTCATTCATAGAATTGACGAAACTCTCAATTGTTAGGTATTTCATAAGAGGTTTCTGTGTCTATGAGTGTATTATAGGGCATCATAGGGACTTTGTGGGTGCCCTTGTGCCGGTTCTTCAAGTGTCCCACTTCTTCCATTTGAGTGGTGGTGGTGTTGTTGGTTTATTTCGGTTCTCATAAAGATATCCACCCAACCAAAAAACACCGGGAGAAACTTCCCGTTCATTTGAGAAGAAGAACTTAAGAATTTTGAGTAGGATTTTAGTCATTTTACATTTACAATAAATTTTCCCATTTCTACATAATATTGTTTATTATGATTTAGTTTAGCACTTTCAACATACCAGATAAATCCAACTTTATCTCCCAATTCATCCAGTTGTTCCTGAATACCCTCCATCGTTCCATATCTATGATTTTTATAGTTTTCTGGATAATTTGAGAAAACATCTTCTAATATCCTAATCTGTTTTTCCGTATGGGTCATTTCTTTATGTTTCATTTCTCATCAATCCACTGGAACCCCATCAACTTATAAACAAACCAACGAAAAACAATATTCGGTTTTTTCTCTACATAAAACCTATAATATCCATCGTCACCAATCGTATAATACCCTTGATGATTACTTCCGTGTTTTACCACAAAACTTGGAGAACTATATTTGACATCACCAGTTATAGAAAGTTTAGAGTAATCAAGTGTTCCTGAAAATGTATATTTGATTGGAAAATTTCCATTTTCACGGGCATACTCAAAATTCCCAATAATCTTATCAAAATTCCAGTCGTAGTTTCTTTCACCAGTTAGTTTAGAAGCATTAAAGTTTCTCTTTGTTTGCTCTATGAGTTTCTCAAACTTCTCATCAAGTTCTTGTGAGATTTCTTCCAGAGTTTTAGGGTTCTCTGGTATATCAAGATAATCTTTGATTACATCAAAATACTCAAACTCTTCGGTGAAATAAAAACAACCAAGAATATAAGGAAGAACACTTTGAGGTGCTCTTTTGAGTTTCTCTGGGTTGAGTTTATATCCTGTTGTTCCTATTTTTAGTGTTGTTTCAGTCATTTTTCTTATAAAACTCTATTTTGAGTTGAGTAATGAGTAAATCAACTTTATCTTCAATACGAGTAAGTCGTTCCTCAATAGTATCCATATGATACTCATCAATTGCTTCTTTTTTAACTGAATACGGGTCAATCGTTGCCATAGTTCCTTGTAGTGAATTGAGTAGTTGTTCGTCGTTAGTCATTTGTCCTTTTGGTATAATGTTTGGTTTTTGAGTTTTAGGAGAACCAGAAGCATTAGTTTTCATTCGGGAACCTTCTGTAAAGTCAGTCATTTTTCAATTCTCTGTTAATAATCTCCTTGACTACATTATACTTGATTTTATCAATTTCTTCATCTACCCTCTTCTTTGCTTCCTCATTCATACTTTTGAGTGAGGTTTCCCATTCTTCGTCAGTCATAATGCCTCCACATTATCAGCAATCTCATTTAGTTCATCATAATGATTTTTGAGTGTTTTTGTGATTAGAGAATGAGGTTCTCGTTCATCAGGATTTACCCGACTAATAAAAACTTTAAGAGTTCGTTTGTCATCCTGAAAGGACAACTCTACCTTATTGGTTTCGTCCCAATTCACATAAGACCTTCCATCTTGGTCTATAATTTCAATACGGGTTACTTTATCAAGTGGGTAGTAAGTCATTTACCACCTCCATAAACTCATCATAAGACAAATCAACAAAATCTTCATAATACAATTTATTCACAATTTTATTCACCACTTCTAAATCAAAATATTTTTCTAATTCAGTTCTGGTTTCGCAGGATACTCTTCCGTGTCCGTCGTGAGTTGTTTTTAGTTTCTCAAAGGAACTCATATCAAAAATATTAGTATCAGTCATTATCTTATCCCAGTTTCAAATAGTTCTTTCAGTTCGTCGTGAAGAGTTCCCAGTTCATCATATTGTTCTCCATATGTAAATCCTTGGCCAGAACTTGCTAATTGTAGAAGACGATAGAGTTGTCGTGTTTGGTCTTCTGTGATTGTGATTTTATAATTTTTGGTAATTTCAATCATTTTTAATCTCCTCACAAGCATCTTCATAAAGTTGTTTCGCAAAACCTAATAGTTCATCTTCAGAAAAAGTATAAGTTCTATCAGTATTATACAACCCATATGCGTCAGCATACATAAAAATTCGGTCTTCAGTCATTCTTCCTCTCCAAATCTAAAAGGATAAAGTCGTTTCACACCACCAGAAGCATACTTGATTTCATCTTCTAATTGACGAATATACACGAAAATTGAGTATGGAACCTCAAAGTGCTCTAACTCTTTGGTCTCATTATTATAGCACGAAATGTAGGATTTAGTCATTCCTCATCCCCATAATCAGGCACACTTACACTGGAGTCAATCATCTGGTAATTATAAACACCACGAACATCCCACATCATATTTTTTAGTAGTTTTTCTGCTTCCTCATAAGTATCAGCAGCAATTACAACTTCACCAGAATATTCAAAGTGGTAGTCATTCATTTCAGTTCCTCGTCGTTTTTAGAACCAGCAGAGATAAAACTACCAATAAAAACTGCGACAGGAATACTCAAAATAAACCAGAGAATGATAAAGGTCATAGGAGTTTTGTGTGTATGAGAGTATTATAGGGCATCAGGGCATCAAAATCAAGTGCCTTGTGCCAGTTCAGTCATTGGGTAGTGCCTCCAGTGCTTTACGGATTTTGTCACACGATATGATGCCACCGTGAGAAACACGAAAATCGTTTGAGATTTCATCTAATTGCTCCAATGCCTGCTCCTTCAAACTTGGCGGTTTTGGGCGACAGGCGTTGCGGAGTGCATTAGATGCCATCTCTCCAAAAGGAATACCAAGCGGACTGGGGATACTCTTTAGTTGTTCGCAACACTCTTCCAGTTGTTGGTCGGCGCCATATTGGGCGGCGCGGTCAATCATATAGTCCTCTCGTTCAACACTGATGACTTTGAACGGAGATTCTGACTGCCACTGGCAACGCAGCTCTGGTGGTGGTGTGATTGGGTGTTGCTGATTACTCATAATGTTTCTGTGTGTATGTAAGTATTATACAATAAAAAAGGGTCTCCGTAAAGACCCCGTGTGCCAGTTCTTCAGGTGTCCCTAATCATCTGGTAAGTATTCCAATGCTTGACGAATGCGAGCAATTCTTGATGTATCAATTTCTTTAATTGTTGATATTTCATTAAGAGCAAAAATCGCACTTTGTTTTCTGCTGGTTGTCGCACTAGCTCTATAAAGATTTAGATTAGTCGCTATAGACCTAATGTGATGTTTGTTAAGGTATTCTACACATTCCCTACGCTCTTCCGTAGAAGCCCACACAGCTACATCTTCAATTAATGGAGATAATACTTCTGGCGATTGATTATGCTTCTCACACCAAGTAGAGATTTGAGAGTAGTCCGGTTTCATAATTTGGATTTGACTGGGGATATCCTACAACAAAAAGGGGTCTCCGTAAAGACCCCGTGTGACAGTTTCTCAAGTGGTTGTCGTCAACGTCTGTATGAAACCTTTTTTACTCCCAAGAAAAAGCATTTTATTCTATTCATCATTTTTTTATGAAGTGGTATTCTTTTTCTTGACATTTCAATAAAAATATATGGAAGATTATACTTCTCAAGAACTTCTTTTGTTTGCCTACGCAACTCCTCTATCTCCATATTCACTTGGTCTTTATACTGTATTGATGGTTCAAATAATTTGGTCTTTCTTCCTCTCCAGTTTTTACCCATAGAACCCACAGAAAGACCTTCACTTTCCAAATGAATGACTACAATTTCGGGTAAAAGTTCTCTATCCTTACGGGCAAACTTCTTACACTGGAGAACATCGGTTCTATCACAATAATCGTGTTGAGTTGGATAATTAAATACATTAGAACCTTTTGGGTTCCAAAGTTGAAAGTATCCAATCGGTTCATAACCGGCATTCTTGTTATTATACTCGGCAATTCTAACTCCAATTGGAAAGGTGGTTAGATGAATATAAACCCAACCTTCCTGTATTTTTTGTGGGTCATTAATGAACTCAGCCCATTTCTCATAAGAAGGGCACATTAATCTATCGGCACCATAAATCTTATGAGGTTCTAATGGGATGTTTTCAAGTATGTTTCTTGTAAGTGGAGGAAGATAGATGTCGGCATCCAAGTGAATTACCCATCCCTTATTTTCTAATTGAGACAATCCATAGTTGATGGCAGCGCCTTTATTAAAACTGTCTCCGTTCTCATAAAAAATGTCAGTTTGAATACATCTAACGTGATAATACTCACAAAGTTCTTTGGTTTTTTCGTCTTTTGTATCAGTTATAACAATGAGATTATCAAAATGAGTTTTGTTATGTGGCAGAGTGTGTGCTAGAAAATCGCTGTAATTTACGCATACTATAATGCCTTCCAGATACATTGGAACATCTACTATAGCGGGTCAAAACTATTTAGATTTTTGTGGTTTCAGTTCACTTTTCTGTTTGGACTTTTGAGTAATCCCCGGATAGAATTATCATTCTTGGTGAAATTCTTCCTTCGGGAGCAGGAGGTTCCATAATTACATAATTATCGCCAATATAGACGATATATCCCTCCATTTCCCGATAAACCACAGACTGATTAAGCACGAACATCTTTAATATACTCCAAAAATATCCAATCAAAATGATTTAATCTTTACTCACACAAAGCATTTCTCCAGTATTGTTTGATGAATTGGCATAGCAGTATAATTTCGTGTGTCCTCATACCGAACCTCTTTGCCGATTGTGATGCTGTTTACTGGGGAAAAATACTTACGTTTTTTAGAAGAGTAAAATCCCCAGACACTTCTTGTCGGTTTTCCGTTATTATAATCAAACTTGCGAGTACAATTTAACCAAATGCGAATTACTCCCGACTTATATTCCTCAAAAGAATAAAAATACTGCTCGGGGGCAATATGATCGAATGGAATGTCAAGATTTTTCATCAGGTCGTGAATGCTTCTACTACTCGTGAGGTTTCATCTTCGACAAGAGCAAACTTTCGGGAATTGACTACTTCTTTCATAATCAAACTATCATAATTATTGAGATATTCATCCCTCCAGTTCAGTAGAATATCGTGAACTTCGTTATCATCCTACCAATAACTGCGATAAGTCCAGAGTACTCACTTGCGGGAAAAGGAACCCAAAAATCTACCAGATACAGATACTTCATCGTGTGTTGTGAATTACTCATTAAGTTTAGACTGAAATTGCTGATTTGTCAACTGCCTTTGTAGTTCATACTGAAGTGGAACCAAATGAGAATGGAGAAATTGCTCGCACTCATTTCCCTCAAGTAAGGACATTAGATTATGAACTTGTTCTAATGCGAGAATTAGTCGAATTGATGAGTTCATCTGGCAGGTGGAGGTAGTTGTGGTTTTGCCATTTCAATTGTGGTCTTCTGTAGATTTACCATTCCTCCATTTAGAACATCAGCGATTGGTCCAAATCCAACCGTAGCAGCGATAATACCAAAGACGGTTCCGGCGATAAAGTTAATCATTTTAAAGAAACTCCTCAACAAAGTAATCAACCGTTAATTCCATTTTCGCGGCTGTGTTTTCAATAAACTCATCCAGAATTTCCGGAGAATCTTCCTGAATGATACGGTAATAAGAATACCAAAGGTCAGTAGGCATCATAGTGTGTTTAGAAGGCGATTGGGAAAGTATGTAATTGTTTTTGGATATTTTTCTGCGATGTATTCGTCATACAGGACTTTTTCTTGAGAGTGTGCTTCTATTTCGTGTTTTTGATCCATATACTCATAATCCTCCATACACTCACCATTAAAGTATCTTTTGGATGATTTGAATTTGAGTTCTCCTTTTACCCACTGCTGAAGATGTACCAACTCGTGGAGTAAAACTGTAATATAGGTTTCCCTATTCATATGAGTATTCATCTCAATCAAAAAACTGCGAGGTCTATAGGTTTTATCCGCGACATCACAATATCCTAGTGCTCCTTCGCGGTTTAATCCACGATGAAGAACCTCGATTTCCAATTTATGTCGTGGAAAATACTTGGATACAAACCAGCATACAACATCCTTACATAGACGCTTTGAGTACCCATAACCCGTAGTTTCAAGAAAAATCATTAGAATAAGGAGTTTAGAGTGACATTACAAATACGAACTCCCCAGTTCATAAAAATACAAAATGAGGAGACAAAGACAAGACGATCAAAATTACTCATTTTCATAATTAACAGGCGAAAGAAAGACCTCCAAGACCCGCACCAAGTGCGGTTGCCCATCCACGATTATTGCGATTGTTATTGGTACTAGTCATCGAGCGACCGATTGCTCCACCAATTACAGCACCTAATAGAGTACGAGTGGGATTACAATTTGGATTGCTGCGACGACCATAATATCCTCCATTATTGTACCCATTATACCCATTATAACCGTTGTATCCACGATTATAGTAGGCACCACTATTGATTTGATTACAGGGAACATTAAAAGACTGAACGCTTACACCACCCGAATAGTAGTTCCCGTATTGGTCGTATCCTCCGGGTTGATATACCTCCTGATATTGAGTACAGACACCGAAAGAGTTAACCTGTTGTGCCTGTACCGGAACAGAGAAGAGTGTGAGAGGAAGTAGTAGAAGAAGTTGTTTCATCGGTTTAGCGTTTGTACAACCATGATCCAGACCAGTCAGCATTTGATAAAGCCCACTCCCGGTCTTTAATTAGAAGAAGGTTATACCTTTCTCCCGCTGCCGGTGCCTTCCATGAACTTGACTTAAAAACTCCACCAGACTTCTTATTTATGAAGGCATGACAAGAACGGGAAGGAGAACGATCTGGACCATTATCAATCACCATCACAATCTTATAATACTTACGACCACTCTCAATCACAAACTCATAATCACATTCACCATTCTTTAGTTTTTTAATCGCTTCTTGATGATGATTGATTCCGCCCTCGTCACGATAAGTCTCAAGAGAACGCTTATGATGTTTGATGCTGTAATCAATGTAGTTCTGCCGTAGTGCCTCACACAGAGAAAGAGTGTGCTTCAGGATGTTGTCCGCGATTTGCTCTCTAGCAGGGGCAGAAGCGGCATAGTCAGCGAAGGTGGTCGTCATCGGTGTTCCGTTGTATGAACCTATTATAGGGCATCCAGAGGGGTCGGGAGTGCCCTGTGTGCCAGTTCTTCTTCTGTCACATAATAGTCATCATACGCTAGACAACCCATCCAGTTTTGGGGATTATTACCATAGATTTCAATCTCTCGGATTTCGTCAAGAAGTTCTGATAGTTCATTCGAAAACATTGGAAGACCCTCAATTACCTTTTTATTATAGCAGAAAAATCGTCTATTGGCTCAGTTTTATTTTGGGATAATATTTAATCAAATTGATTGAGTTATATATGTTAGTATAAAGCATTTGTCAAAGGATTGGACGGATCTTGTGCCAGTTGTTGGAGTGGTAAGGGAAGGTATTGCCAGATTGTTTTTTCAATAATATCAAATCTCAAGTTATAAGCACCATTTGTTGAGTGAAAAGAGACTTCAGACCAATCAATATTTCTGATAATATTATCAACTTCTTCTTTATAATTGAGAACAAGGATTCCATATCCACGACGATGAGGAAGTTTTTCAAAATCATCATAAATGCGAATAGAATCAGAACCAAAACAAGTGGATGGCAAATAGTAATCGCAAGTATAAAGATGTTTTTTATTTCTTGTGCTTCCTGAAGAACCACCATCAGAAAGTGAATATATTTTAACAATACCTGACAAGTTTACTCTTTTTTCTTCTATTTTATGATTTTTTGCCCAAATCTGAAAAACTACATTAACATTTACAGTTTTTCCATCGGGATAATAAAATGACGAATCTACAACTTCACTATGAATTAGATTCAGACCTTTTACTCTACCTTTACAACTTCCTTTTCCATTACTATCAAATAATTGCGGCAAAACGAAGCATACAAAGTCACAAAACTCTGCTGCGTGATTGGTAAACTTAAGAGCAAGATGTCCCCTTAATCCAAATGGAGGATTGCCTATACAAATATTATTTTTTGTAGGTGGTTTCCAGTTAAGAAAATCTGATTGAATTATACCTTCACGTTTAGGTTCTATATCCACACCAATACGACGATCTTCTGGCATTAGAGCATAAAAACTTCCATCACCTGCTGATGGTTCAATAAAAGTGAACTCTGAAATATTTACATTTAGACTCTTGAGAACTTCAATTACTTTGTTATAGCAATATTGTGCCGTATCTTTATGTGTAAAGAATTGATCCTTTTCTTTCTCTGAAAACTGTGAATAATTTACATGAATATTAGCAACACGACACAGATCAAAATAATACTGCGGCGGTACTTCTTTCTTCTCTATCCACCTCTTGATTGTACCTTTGTGTAGATACAATTCATCACAAATGACACTCATACCATATTGTTGGTAGATGGGAAGAAAGAAGTCGTAGATATTATTCATTACCAATAAGTTTGCTGAGAAGAAAGAAACTAAGTAGGTCATCATCAGGTTGATTCAAATCATACTTAAATGTAACACCTGCTTTGATGCCATGTACAATAGAGCACATACTAAAATCAACTTTTGCTTTGCCAGTCTCATTCTTACGGCAGTGACCGTTCTTACCGAAGATAGCAAGATTGATTTTATTATCTTTTACTATCTCATCATAGCGAACGATAGTAATATAGATTACATCGTTAGCGTCGTAATCAATAAAAGTAGCAAGATCCCATTGGTTATCCGTGAAATAAACATTTTCGTGTTGCCAACCTTTAGCAACACCTTTAGATACAGTACGCCCAGAGGTTTTTACTTCAACGCGAAGTTTTTTGCCATTATGAAGATACCAGAATAAATCATAAACACCATCAATATTGGATGTGTTTGAATCTTCATCCCATTGAACTGGAATATCAGTGTATTTACGAATAGTGTCTCTTAGTAGTTCTTCACCACATTTACCTTTATAATCGGTAGAAAGTTTTACAACTTCTTCAAACAAAGAACCAGTCCAGTAGGTAGATTTCTGCTTGTAATCTTCAGTCAGTTTGGTGATTAGGTCTCGCATTGGATTGCTTGTGTATGTAGGTATCATAAACTACCTATAACCGGTTGAGAACCCCCCTTGTGCCACTTCCCAAACTGTCACTCAATCATCATAAACTCTACATTCCAGAGCATCAGGATGCGAGTCACAATAAAGTTCTAATGGCGTTGGGTCATAAGAATCTTCCGGATGTCTCTGTTGGTATTTTTCTAGTGCTTGAAGTTCTTCTTCCGTATGACGACGCATCTGTGGGGAGATGGTTGGGTCTTCTATAAGTTTTCTATCTTTATCGATATGCTGTTGAATATCATTCATTGGGATATTTTTAATATCATATATTTATCAACCACCTCGTTCCTGAAGAGACCTTACAAGTAGTTCACTAAATCGTTCCATATGAGTATAATGAACCGAAGCTGGTGAATCATTAATTGCGTTTTTAAGAGCGGAAAGTTCCTTCCACTCTTCTTCGGTAAGAGTTTTAATTTTTGGTTGTGTAAGGTTCATAATTCCTTCATTTTTCAGAAACTATTATACTATTATCTATGTAGATGTGTTGATTTCCTAACAATCTCTTAAGAGTGTTGTTATAAAACTTTACATAACTCATCCAAACATACTGCCAAACATTCCGCTATCTCCAAACTTACGATTTTCCAGTTTATCCAATAGATTTTCGGTGTGCTCTAAGGTATCAAGTGCGTGAATAATCTCAGCGATGTGCTTACAGACAAAAGGTTTTTCGTTCACGGCGGCATCCCGAAGGGCAGCACGAAGATGACTTTGTGCCTCAAGTAGTTCTTCTTCGACTTTGGGTGAAATCATTTTAATCTCCAAGTAATAATGTTAATTTAGTTTAAGTAAGGTGTCGTAATCCTCCTCGGGAAGCATACAAAGAGCACAGGACGCAATCTCATAAATGTCTTCTTTTGTAAGACCATCAAGTGTCATACAAGGTCCGTCACCAAAAGAAATAGAGAAACTATAACCATCTTCAGGATGTGATGACCCACAGGTTTGGATGGTTCTCATTCCTTCACCCAAAAACCATCGTCGGTCATAGTCCAACCAGCGGCAATTGCCTCATCGTGATTGAGTTGTTTGACAGATTTTTTAAGAATAAAAGTTCCGTCATCATTATCAATCCACTCAACATCATCTCCTTCCTTAAGATTTGCCGCTTCCAATAGGTCATCGGGAAATGTGATGAAATATTCACCATTCACAGTATCTTCTTCCACAGGAAGTTGCCACTTGACTACCTTATCTTCCTTATATTGTGAAAGTGCTTCCATATCACTATGACCCCAGGGACGCATATAATCATCCGCCTCTTCTTGTTTTAGTTTGGTTACAGTTTCATCCCAAGCATCCTTAAACTTTCGGTCAAACTCCTCAAGGTAATATTGTAGATACTCATCCACAGCGTACATAAGAGTTTCTGTTTTCTCACGATTTCCGGATTCAAGTGAGTCAATCGCACTATCCAGAATCGCACGGGCACTACAGATTTTTGATGATGCTGCTTCTAGTTCATTCATTTTTTCCCACACACGAGCATAATCCAAAGTCATTTTCTCCCAAGTCTCCAACCATTACCAGGACATTCTAGCATCATCTTACAATTTCCGCAACCATCATTCCACCACTTTATACCTTTTTTTGCCTCACTTATTTTTATTTTACTTTCTTCTGAATGAGTTTTGCCTAACAAGTTAGTATTACCTTTTTTTACCTCACTCATTTTTCTTTTGGTTTCTTCTGAATGAGTTTTTCCCTGTTTTGCCTCACTTATTTTTCTTCTGGTTTCTTCTGATGGATTTTTTTTTGCCTCACTCAATTTTATTTTGGTTTCTTCCGAAAGGATTTTACCTTTATTTGATTCGCCAATTTTTCTTTTGTGTTCTTCTGAAAGAATAGATCCTTTTCTACTGGGGGGTATAGTTTTATTTGCTTTGTGTGCCTCACTTATTTTTCTTCTGGTTTCTTCTGAAAGGGGTTTATCAAAATTATGATTTTTCTCCCCTCTTAGTGCTTCACTTAATTTTGCTTTATGTTCTTCTGTAAGAGTTTTTCCTTTCTTCGCTTCACTCAATTTTATTTTGGTTTCTTTAGATCGTTTTTTTCCTTTATTTGATTCGCCAATTTTTCTTTTGGATTCTTTACTTGTAATTCTCCCAGAAACTCCTTCTCCTCCATTAGTTCTATTATGAAGAATACCAGTTCCCAAATCTTTTCTACCAAAGACAGCAATCATATAGATTTCGTGCTTAAATGCCTCTTGTTCGGTTAGATTTTTCTTGAGAAATATTATTCTCGACTTATCTTTGGGTGGTTTAATGTCTTTTTTACTTCTCCAATATACACGATTTCCTTTACCCTTACCAATATAGTAAGGAGTTCTATCTTCACGCAGATATGCGTAAGTGTAGTATTTCATCTGCTTTAGAGGTGTTGTGGTTATAGTTATTTATACAAGAAAAGGAGCATTTCTACTCCTTTTCTGCTTATAAGTCACCACAACACATAAGCACTACTATTTATCGTCAGTATAATCTTGTACTGCCTGTTCTACAATAACCTGGATTTCTTTGCTCGTAAAATTATTCATAAAAGACCACATAGGGTCTTCCTTATCCCAGTTGATTTCGTAGGAACCGTCTTCGTTTTTTATAATTTTTAGTGAGTCACTCATCAGTCTCTTTTCTTGGGAGCATTACAAACATTACAATAATATGAGAAACCACTCTTAAAACCCTTAACGACCTGATAGTGGTCTTTATCGAGTGGTTTCTCCTCACCACAATTGGCACACACTCTAGTTTGGAGTGTCCCAATCTGATTTTTCTTGTTTACGGAGGCTCTTAAGTTCTCTGTAAAGTTCCTTGATTTGTTGATAAGCGTCTTCTGGCGAAATCTTATCCGCGATTTCAAGTCCGGCAATGAGACCGACTTTATCTCCAAAACGAGCCAGTGCTCTTTCATACTCAGACAATAACTCATACATTTTGATTAACTCCACAATGTTCGGCAACAATATCTATGCGGGCATCAACAGCACGAATATTTTCCATTAGTTCATAGAGTACATTTGTAGTCTCAATATTTTCTTCTTCTAATCTTCTAATATCCTCAAGAGAACCATAATACTTTTGCTCTAATGCCGCAAGGCGATCATAAACATCATCAATCGGTACTTGATCCGCATATCCCCAGTTGTGTAACCATCCCATCATTTAATCACTCCTATAGATTTCAAGTAAAGATTGTATCTCATAAAACGCTGAACCGATGGTTTAATATCCAAACTCCTACAACACTCACAATAGGATAAAAACTCAAAGAATGGTGTTGTGGGGTCAAGTGCCGGATACTTTGGGTCATAATAACCCATAATGCCACGAAAGTCAAGCATTTAGTTCTTCGGCAAGGGATAGAAGGTCATTTTTATCCAGAACAATCAAATCATTTTGTGCCGTATAAGACCTTATATTCTCTGCGGCAGTAAAAAGAATAGCGGCAACTAACTTTTCTTCTGTATCGGCACCATTATTACGGTGTTCCCATACTGCGTTCATAAACTCCTGTGCTCTTTCGGTCATTTTTGGTATAGTTGGTAATCTTTTTTGGTGAAATTACTTCTGGTTATGTATTTCTGTGCGTTTAGTAATGAATCAAAATAACAGGTTTTAACATCGGCAAGTTCTTTGCCTTCCCTATGAACGACGATGACGGGAAACCCCTCATACTTAAACTCCGGAACCACATCAAGTTTTTTCTTTGGCATTTTCCTTCAGGATTGTTCTGGTATTATAGCACGACTTTGGAGTTTCTGCTCGCAATATTCTCGGATTTCTCGAATAAAATCCTCCTCGGTCCAAGTACTCAACATATTTTCGATGGGGTCGTTTGGGTCCCAAGAAATATTAAAAGTTCCATCTGGATTTTCTTTTACGTCAATCATTTATTTTTTCCCCCCATAACCATTTAGTTTCTCCTGTTGGATTTGGTTGTAGTTCATAATACTCTTCATCATCTAATCGTCTATACACATAATGAGTTCCGTCCTCTCTTTCACAAATAAATTCACATTTATGAGGAGAATACAATCGTGCCTCAATTATTTTGTCCTTTAGATTTAACATCGTATTTGATTATAATTTTCTTATGACTGGTATAATTGTCAGAGCACGAATAATGTTCTACCACACCATCAAGTTCTTTAGCAATTTCATTTATATCCTTTCCACATTTATATCCTTCCTCATAAGCGGCGAGTAACCACTTATACATCAACTCTTTTCTTTGTTGCGGATCTTCTGTTTCCACATCACCATAAAAATATTCACTCAAGAATGTATAGGGTGATACATTACTATCTATCCAATTTAAGAAATGTTCCTCAATCATTTTTGGCAGTCCAAGAAGTAGTGATAGTTTGCTCCATTTGGAGGAGAATATCTCACGACCGCACATCCATTATAAGTATCAATGACCTCAAACTTACTTTCATATTGGAGTGCTTCTGCCGGTTTATTAGGTTTTATCATATAAAATAGCAGAAGAAGTGATAATACCCCAACCGTAGCACCAAAAATTACTGGTTTATTCATCCCAAGGTGTCCTCCTTTCTAAAAGTTGTTTGATTTTTTCGATTGTTTTTGGGTCTGGTGGTTCGGCAAGTCGTTTTTGGAGTTCCTCAAAGTCTTCTCTGGAGATACAGATTGTTTCTGGTTTTGCTCCAAAGTATTTAAGGCATCTGCGTTCATACCTCCAGTGCTTATAATCACGCCATAAGGATACAAAAAAGTTTCTCATAGTTCTCTGGTGTGTGAAAGATTATAAGGTGCCCCATATGATATAAACTCCATACTAAATGAGAACGACCAGATATTAAAGTCTATGGAGAATATACTACCACACAAAAATCCCAAAGTCAATCTCATACGAGGGTTCCAAGACCAATATTCACTTGTATGTATTTCTACATCAAGAACATTAAATCTCTTAAACTGACCTATGGTTGCGTAGGCGTCCCTCCCATAATCATAATCTGTATAAAAATCAAATAGTTTCATCGTCAAAAGAGAAGTATTCGTAGATTTCGGACATTACACACTCTTCTATATTGTCACGAATGGTTCCCTCATTTGGGTTCTCAATATGTTTGTGTGCTCTGTGCCAACCACGTTTTACACCTGCGTTAATTGCCATTTCTAAAATCACAAGAGTTTTAGCTTTCATTAGATTACCTCCCAGTCACATTCCCAGTGACAATCTTCACTTATATTTACCCAGAAAAAGTATTTTTGATTTTGACTAGCAAGAAACAACATACCATCTCCTTTATCCTGTTCCACAATACAGACAGAATTATTTTCCATACTATTGATAAGGCGGTTTTTTGCCTTACTTGATTTAGGTTTTACAGTAACTTTGCGGGTCATTTGAAAAATCCAGTAGCAACAGCAATAATTAAAACAATAGCAAGAATAGTAAGACCAACCAGAGCACTAATCCACAAAGGAGATAGTACCCACCACCAACTCCAAGTAATGTGACCGGTAAGTTTTAGACCAATAAACAATACGGTAAGCAAACTAGGGAAAATACCACTAGAGGAAGATGAAGTGTTGTTAGACATAATGTTAGAATTGGAGTTTTTGATTGCGGTTTTTTCAATTAAATCAAGAAATTTACTCAAGAGGTGTGTGTCGTTTTTTTATTTACCTAGTCATTATAAGGCAAAAATAGGGTCTCGTAAAGACCCCCTGTGACGGTTTGTCGGGTGTCCTTATGATATTCTTCTTCTCTTGGAAGTGTCTATACCATTTCTCTTTTGATACTTTGAAAGATTTCCGGGATTAGCAATATATCCAGTTTCAGTACATTCCCATTTTTGAGAGCATACTTTTTTTCCAGTTTCTCTTCTTTTTTCTGTAGGTATTCCATAAATTCCAATACCAAGTTCTTTACATTTTTTACCTGCTATTTTTCCGCCAATTTTACCACCTATGGATCCTCCTTTTTTGCCATTTTTTGTTCTTTCTTCTGGAGTAAAAGCATATATTCCAGTTCCATTTTTCTTATGAGTTTCTGCCGCTTTTTTTCCATTTTCACTTCTTTGTTCAAAACTCATCCCATAAAACCCAATATTATTATTTTTATGAGTTTCTACTCCTTTTTTACCATTTTCACTTCTTTGTTTGGGAGAAATTCCACATAAACCAGTTTTATTTTTTTTATGATTATTTCCACTAGTTATTCCACCTCTACTAGAATTTTTTAACCTTTCATCTTTATTTAAAGCAAATATTCCCACATTATTTTCTTTTGTTTTCTCTCCACCTTTCAATCCTGCTTTTTTTTGATGTTCTATGGAAAATATACCAGCACAATTTTCATTTAAACACCATTTATCATCATTATAAAATTCTTTAATTATTCTTTTTTCAACTTTATTCCCTTCTATCCAACCATCATCAGTATAAGGAAACACTTCTAATATTTGTTTTTTGGGAGTATAAAGTTCCCAAACCCATTTATTAGTGTATGGAGAACCCCAATATTCCTCATCAAATACATCTTCTTTATGAACACCATAATAGTAATACAAAACTTCCTCAAAGGTGATTTTGTATATGTAAATTCTTGGACTTTGTGAAGTCATCGTTATTCTCTATGAACGGCATTACTATTTATAATAGTTTATAATAGAAAAGGTGCCCGAAAGCACCTAATCTGTCTGTAGAGAATTGCCGTTCCTAGAGACATTTGTATTTAGGTATTAGATTTCAATTGTTAAATTTGGATCAAAATTAAGATTTAGACCGGAAGAATTCACTCCCGAATAATACCCCCTAGGATTACAAATTATTTCACATTCATTAATAGAGTATCGAAAACTTTCGTGTGTATGACCGTGCGACCAATATTTGATTTGAGGATTATCCAAAATCAAATCCTCCAAGTTACTCGCATATGCCCCATTCGCAATACCAGCAGTTCGGTATTTTGGATGAACCGATTGATAAGATGGTGCGTGATGTGTAAGAACCCAAGTTTTAGTATCCTTAAACTCCTCCAACTTTTGCTGAAGAAATAGTTTGGACTTCTTATGAAACTTGAGAGTATCCTCGGGGTTCATCTTACGATAGTTAGAACCAATACGAATAACCTTATAATCATTCATACACTGTGCCGCTTCCATCATCTCCAGAGCATTCTCATTACGAAAGTCAGTCCAGAGGGTGCAACCTAAGAAAATCGTATCCTTTATTTTTACATAATCGTTCTCAAGGTAATGAATTTCTTTTGGAAGATGCTCTGCGAGAACATCAAAGGTTCCCTCCACATTATACCCATAAAATTCGTGATTACCATTTATGTAAAGAACCTCATCAAAGTTCTTTACGCACTTCTGTAGGAAGTCATCATAGACCTTATGAAGAGGTCCATCTTTCTTAAAGTGCCGGGCACATAGAATGTCTCCACCAAGAATAAGAACATCACCTGTTCCAAGGTCAGGAACTCCGTGACCGTGTTCGCAAGCCTCCAAATGTAAATCCGAGACGCATTTAATCCTTGTCATCACAAAGTCCCACAGGTGGTTTGATATTCATAAGGTCATTATACAGCAACATAGCAAAAATGTGGTGAGGTCTTGTGCCAGTTTCAATTGCGGAACTGGTGGCAACCGCCCACATAATATTCAGTTGATTTTTATCAGGCAGTTCCATCAAAAATCTCCTTTACCTTGTGATACATCAAACACAAAAATACCACGATTTATCCACATATCAATTACCCTTTTCCTATCATCAAAAACAGCAAAGATATTATAATCCTCCTCAATCTGGTCGGCAAGTTCTCCCTTTACAATCGCATCATCCCGATGGTCTTCATACTTTCGCATTAGAAGACCATTATAATCGTGTTCGCAAATACCATACTTCTCAAACCATTTCAGGGTCACATCACGATAGTCATCACTTCTTCCACTTACAAAGAAGATTGGAAATCTATCTTTGAGTGCGTTAAGAACCTCAAGAACCTGTGGAATTGGTCGGTCGTTTATAATCCCCAAGTTCCAGGCATTCCAATTGCGAGGTTTAGTTGCGACATACTGACGACGATGAGAAACATCACATAATGTCCCATCTAAATCCACAACTACACAATTAGGTTTCGTCATTTACACACTCCACATAATCAAAATCCTCATTACGAGTAGGAATTTCAAGTTGATGATACATTCTTTTGAGAATGCTTTCGGGAATAAACTTACCTTCACGATTTTTGTTTCGTTCCAGCGCCTCTTCTAGTGATACCTCAAAGTACATCACACCTCTTGCGTAAAAGGAAGGGAGTTTGGAAAGTTTTTTCTTTCTGGTCTTGACTGTGAGATTTGTCTGGTCCCAAATGAGATTTTCACCCCTATCCTTCGCCATAATGAACGCAAGTTCTAACTGACGGGTTGCTTCACTAATACAATCCTCAAAGATTTCGTTATAAGTCGTATTGTGTTCTTGTGCGACCTTTTCAATATAATTGTCTGTGGATAAGATTACCGAATTGGACCAATAAGGAATTGTTTTCAGTTTTTCGACGTATGTAGATTTTCCGGAACAAGGGATACCTACAAGCATTACACATTCAGGCATTTTTCTTTATCTTTGGAAGTATTATACAATAAAAAAGGGTCTCCGTAAAGACCCTTTGTGCCAGTTTGAGAAGTGGTATTATGATATGCGTCTTCTGTTTGTTTTAGAAGTATCTATACCTCTCGCCTTTTGGTATGAAACTACTCCAGCAGCAGTAGATATATAACCAGTTTCACAACACTCCCATCTTTGGGTGTTTATTATTTTCGCTGATTTTTTACCTATTTCCACTTTTTCTTCTTTTGTTAGTGAAAATATACCCAATCCTAGTTCTTTCGCCCTTTCCCCCACAATTTTACCACCAATAGAACCTCCTTTTCTACCACTCTCTTTTCTTTGTTCTTTTGTTTGTCCGTGAATACCTACACCAAGTTCATATGATTTTTTGCCACCTTTTTTACCCCCTTTTTTACAATTTTTAGTCACTTGCTCCGGAGTAAGTCCGTGAATACCTACACCAAGTTCATATGTTTTAGTTCCTCCCACTTTTCCTCCTTTTTTACTAATTTCACTTCTTTGCTCTTTGGTAAATCCATAAAATCCAATACCAAGTTCTTTAGATTTTTTGTTTATTTCTCTATTCCTTTCAATCCATTCTTCTTTAGATAATCCGTGAACGCCAATACCAAGTTCTCTTTGTGTTTGATGTGATTTTTTTACATTTTCTCTTGCCTGCTCTGTTGGAACATAAAATCTTGTAGTAGTTTGATAGCATCTATTGGCAAAGTGTGGATTTTCTACTACCTTATAATATTCTTGTAAAATAATCTCATCAGCATATGCTTCTTCTCTTGTAGCATAATCACTTTTGAGTATTATCTTTTGAGTTGGTTTGAAGGTTTTATCATAAAAAGAACCAAGATACTTTACATCTTCTTCTGGTAAGCATTTACATCCTCTGCTACCAAAATATCCTCTACCCCATTCTTCATACGAATAATAGGTATAGTAATACTTTCGATTTTCCATAGTTCTGCTTTTGATTTGGTCTTTATTATTTATACAAGAAAAGGAGCATTTCTGCTCCCGTTCTCTGCTTTTAGCGACCAAACCAAAGCACCATTATTTATACACTATGAATATACAAACTCCTTCCAATCACTTACATTAGAAGTATTGATAGTCAGGTGAAGTTTATTATAAGGTCTCTTGACTTGTTTCAGTAGAGGCATTCCAGATTCTTCTGGTGTTTTGTTTCCTTTCTTTACATTACAGGAACCACAACACGAACATAGGTTTTCCCAACTATCTACTCCTCCCCGAGACGCAGGATGAATGTGGTCTATTGTAAGATTTTCAGTTGCCCCACAATATAAACACTTGTATCCATCCCTCTTCATAACTAGACTTCTGGTGGGACGATTTTCCATTAACTTCCTATAAGGCAACCGAATATAATTCAACAACCGAATAACTTTTTCGGTAATCATATGTGCCTTTTGTTTCAGGAGTAGAACAATTGCTCTGCGTCCATCACAAATATTGATAGGAGAATAATCACTATTTAGAACAAGAACGTTGTTTTTAATGCCGATTTTTTGATAATCCATAGACGTTTATTGTTCTTGAGTATCTATATGGTTCCAATCTAAATTACCCCACATCCATCGGGCATCGTTAATCTTTTGCTGGGAACTCAAAGATTTTCCAATCATATCAATTAGAACTTCTTGAGAACCTTTACCACCTTTCATCGCATACATTATAGGAGCATATTTGGGAAGCACGATTTTCTGGACGAACTCAACAGCAAAGTCTTTCTTATCAGGGTACTTTGTGTTTCCGGTCACAAAGAGATCCACCAAATCACAGGCAACGTCTTCCAGACCCGCCCAGAATGCCCTCTCAAAGGAGCGTAGGCGGTCTGCGTCCTCTGGGGTCAAGAGGGGCACCAAATCGTCTACAGAGTCTCCCAGAAGGGTCTGGAGGACGTTCTTCTCCTGACTGATGCTGTCTTTGGATCGGTGGCGAAGCACATAATCATCCGCTTTCACCTTCACCATATGACCGGTATCAAAACGAAGAACAATACCTTCACCATCATCCCATTCACGAACTTGCTTCACGAACAGTTCAATATTCTGGACGGCAAGACCATCAACTGCTTTTACAACAGGAATACCCCAGGAGGTTGCGTAGTTCTTCATTACCTCATAATCCACATACTTCCCAGTATCATTATAACGCATTCCGGTAAGAATTAGATTGTCTTCGGGATAATCCACCACAACACGATTTTTACGGGAACACCACTCAAAGAGAGGAGTGGTTCCTTTTTGGATACACTTGCGAATGAAAGTATCATAATGAGATTTATCGGCAACGAACACTTCTGCGTTCATAGACACAGAAGTTATGCCGGATTTAGTACATAAGCGAAATCCATAAGAAGTTGGTTGAGCGGAAATTAATGAACCATCTAACTTCTCAAGAACAATATGAGGTTCATAGAGATTAATTTTATTCAGTTGTGTTTCTTCTTTTTCGCCAACATTAAAGAACTTATGATATTTTCTACAAATCAGGTCTCCGTTCTCATTAAAAGTAATTCCCCTACATTCTCGTCTTACAGCAGAACCCACAGGGTCATTATCATCCCACTTAAAGGTTTCCTCAAGTGCGACCATATACTTGATTACGGTGTAACCTTCTTTCTCAATTACACGAAACTCTTTACGACCCTCAATATGGGGAAGAACATCATCAATATGCGTGATGTGTGGGAAGTCGTAGGTAATCATAGTTTTTTTTATTATACAATCATTATAATACAATTTTTCTAAAAATCAAGTTATATTGTGCCAGTTTAATGAGTGTCCCTCCTAAAACATTCTTTTTCTATTAGACACATCTATACCCCTAGATTTTTGGTATCTACTTAATGCCCCCGGTGAAGTAATAAAACCAGTTTCGGTACAAATCCATCTTTGTAAGTTTGTTTTTCTCCCACATTCTTGGCGTTTTTCTTTAGGTATTGAATATATCCCACTTCCATTTTCTTTATTTTTCATAGCACCTTTTCTCCCATTTTCCCTTATTTGTTCTGGAGATAATGAATATAATCCTGTACCATTTTCTTTGTGTTTTACTAAACTTTTTTTGCTATTTTCTTTCCGTTGTTCTTTAGTCAAAGAAAATATTCCGCTTTGATTGAGTTTAGTTTGTTCTCCACCTTTTCTAGCATTTTCTTTTATTTTTTCTTCATCATAAGAAAATATTCCTTTTTTATTATTTTTACAAGAGTTTCCTCCTTTTATGCCGTGCTGCGACATTTCTTCTTTTGTGCGAGAAAATACTCCCTTTTTTTCTTCTTTACTTTTGAGACCCGCTTTTTTACAATTGTTAATTCTTTCTTCTTCAGTTAATGAGAAAAAACCTGTACTATTATTTTTATTATTTGTTCCAACTTTTTTCCCATTTTTTCTCCTAATTTCTAATGATATTGAACCGCCACAATTTTCATTAAGGCACCATTTATCACTTTGATATACTGGACCAATCAATCTTTGTTCTATCTCGTTTGCTTCTAACCAACCTTCATCTGTAAAATCAAAGAACTGAAGTATTTGTTTCTTTGGACTATAGAGTTCCCAACACCATTTGTGTGTTTTTGGAGAACCAATATAATATTCCCCAAACTTTTTCTCTTTATGAACTCCATAATAGTAATACAAAACTTCCTCAAAAGTAATTTTGTATATGTATATTCTTGGACTTTGTGAAGTCATAGTTCTACTCTGTAATTCGCATTACTATTTATACAAGAAAAGGAGCATTTCTGCCCCCTTTCTACCTTAAGTGCGAACTACAGGTAATGTTATTTATAAGACCTCCTCAACAAAAAGTCAAGGAGGAATGGACGGTTTATGAACTGGTTTAGGATTTGATTTCTTCCATCATTTCCTTCGCTATTCTATCATACTTGCGGTTCTGTATCCAAGTAGTAACAAAGTTATTGGGATGAAATCTTATCATCCATAAAAGTCTTACCACATTTAATTTCATCATCTTAAAGACCAATAAAAAATAATCAGCAACATTTTGGTCTATAATCATTATATACGCAATAATTCCCAATACAAGAAGTAATCCGTAATTAAGTGAAAACATAGAGTTGTTTATGATGTGAGAATATTTATCAATCCCAAAAAAATTCTAACGCTTTTAACGCTCCAAAAAATTGATTATAATCACAGGAAATACCATAACTCTTACCTTCCTTGAGTTCGTCTATGAAGTTTAGAATACCGGTGGTTGCGGGATTATGTTGAACGTATTCGTGAAACCGAAAGACATCAAACTTCTCATTATAAGAAAGAAAGGAACAATAATTGTCGGTGTATCCGGTCACAAATAAACTACTTCGGTCAATACCAGAATGATTTATGGAGTTCCATTTATAGGTTGGTTCTCCATTATATTCACCACATTCTTCACTAAAGTCGTGTTCCAGACCATCAATATACTCATCATACTTTTCTGGGTCAATACAGAATTTAGTTTCTTTCCATTTTTTGGTTTCGTCCAGACACATTTCCCTGAAATCACCTGATGCCCTGAAGACAAGATTTAGAACATAATATTGCCAATCCGGAAACTCATCTCCTTCTTCAAAAATACCAATCTTTTCAGCGAACTTTTCTCCCGACGCCCATCTGGAACGATAGGAGTGATGTAATATCTCAAATTGGCGGTCTTCTGTCTCATTCATTTGATTTTTCTCTCATAAGTACAAGTTTTCCCCAAATTAAGTCATAATAATTTTGACTATCAATATCGTGTTCGTATACCTCATTTAGTTTAATTTTTGATTTAACCAAACTAATCAAATCTTCAATTTCTTGTTTGGTTAAGTTCTCAAATACTGGGTCGGTTGTCATTTAAAGAAAGATTGTAGGACTTTACCTTTTTCGGCACGACTACTATATTCATTCACCCATTCATTAAGAACATCACGAATATCCTCACAGATTTGTTCTGGTGAAGTATCCTGGTCTTCCAGATACTCATAGATTGCTTCTTCAAGTGCCCTGTATCGGGTCCATTCAGGAGAATATGGTTTGTATTTCATAATCAAAAGGTATATGAGGATATTATAGAGTGTTTATGAGTTTTCGTCAAGTTCTTTCAGGTAAGAAATCCACCATTCTGGATTTTGAGGTACATACCATAATGGTTCTGGTTTTCCGTTCTCAAAATACCAGTCACTAATTGCCTGCTTTACAGTTTCACCAATTTCTATTTTTTTCATTCTCTTCATCAATATCTTCATATGCGTTGGAGAGAAATGGTCCGTGGGGAAGTTTGGCATCTTCTTTTACATACTTGACTTCAGCGGCACTGTAGGACATCCATAAGGAAATCTTTGTGATGATGATAATAATCGCAAGAGGTAGAAAACATAAGGATATGAGTAATGGATAGTTCATTTAATTTATAATATTCTTATTCTTTTAGAAGTATCTATGCCTCTCGCATTTTGATATTTAGATAATCCTGATGGATTGGAAATATAATCAGTTTCCGTACACATCCATTTTTGTGATAACATTTTTTTAGCATTTTCACTTCTTTGCTCTTTTGTTAATGAAAAAATTCCTAAGTTATTTTCTCTATTTTTTCTACCACCTATTTTGCCTCCAATACTTCCACCTTTTATACTATTTTTTCTTTTTTCTTCTTTAGTTAATCCAAATATTCCCAAATTATTCTCTTTCATTTTTTTAATTCCTTTTTTACTATTTTCACTCAATTGCTCTTTCGTCAATCCAAATATTCCAGTTTTATTATCCTTTGCCTTTTGTGCGGATTTTTTACCAGTTTCACTTCTTTTTTCTTTTGATAATCCAAAAATACCTACTCCAAGTTCTTTTGCCTTTTTATATCCTACTGCGCCACCAATCTTACCTGCTTTACTTTTTGACCTTAACGACACTTTACCCGCACAACTTTCATTTAGACACCATTTATCGGCGTTAAAAACTGGTTTGATTAATCTTCCTTCAACTTTCTGTGCCTCTAACCAACCTTCATCAGTAAAAGAAAAAACTTCAAGTATCTGTTTTTTGGGTGTATAAAAATTCCAAGCCCACTTATGAGTTACGGGAGAACCCATATAATATTCATTAAACTTCTTTTCTTTATGAACTCCATAGTAATAATACAAAACTTCCTCAAAGGTAATTTTGTATATGTAAATTCTTGGACTTTGTGAAGTCATAGTAATCTTGTTGAAACGGCACTACTATTTATAAAAGTTTATAATAGAAAAGGTGCCCGAAAGCACCTAATCTGTCCGTAGAGAATTGCCGTTCCAACAGACACTCTTATTTATTCCTAATCTCTTCTCCTCCAGTTTCTATCTCCCTCTCCTTCATCAGTATCATCTCTCTTAAAAAAATCCACGATTTCATCGGGACTATTAAATCCCGAAACACCAAATCTTTCGTGACCTATCCCACCCAAATCTAAGGCATTTAGAAATCCATCTAAATTATCCTCCGTCATATTTTCATTCTCTGCTTTTCTCCGTGCCTTTCTTATAATTGAAGCAGCGGAAGCATTATGAGAGGAAAGTTTATTCGCCCAAATCATATCTTCAAGAGAAACTTCTTCTCTATTCGCAATCTTTTCGGCAATTTTTTCAAGACGAACCCGATAAGCAGTTGATAACATTTTTAGTAATACGATTTTAGATAGGTTATGACATCATCACGAATTTGATTGAGTTCTTTCTCACAATTCAAGATTTTCGCTCTTTCACGAATATTAGTATGTAGAGTATATAAGTCCTCAAGCATTAAATTGATTGCTTCTGTTTGAGTTTCATTCATTATTTTGAGGACAGAATGGAACAATCTTTTTGAGTTCTTCTATGATTTCCATTTTTTGTTGATAGTTAATTCCAATTATACTCTGTAACCGGTTTACGATGATGTATAATTGACTACAACTTATGATTGTGGCGAGGACAATAGACATTTGGAGTATTTATTACCCAAATCCTTTTGATTTACTTTTGGGTTTATCCAGAACCTCAAAGTAATTTAAGTAATCCGGAACCTGATTAAGAGAGAACCAGTGTGCCTGTGCGTTCTCATAATCATCAAAATCTATTGTTCTTTCATCACAAAGATGAAGACGATAGATATGACGATCATAAGGTTTATGAGATGTTTGAGAGAAGATTTCCATTACTCAATCCCATCAAACTGACGAATGTATGCGACACACTTCTTCCACTTCTCAAATTCCTTATCGCTAAAGTTATCACTTGCGTATGGGATATTCACAATAGAAGCGCAAACACGATTTACATTTACGCGGATCATCATATCATTCGCAAATGCTGGAGATGAGAAAGGAAGAATGGCAAGTAGTGGAATGAGTTTCTTCATAGATATTCTTCAAGAGTAGAAGATGACTTACGGTTTCGTGGAGTTTGCTTTACTTTTTTGAGAATGTAGTCCTTTGCGAGATAAAAGGAACTTGAGGTATGAACCTGTTCCCCATTACAAATGATTACATACTTGTTTTTGCCCCAAGGAACGGCAGCCCATTTTCCATCGCTGGTGACATATCCTTCAGGATGAGGTTCTTCGGCATTAAGAATGCGGATGTTTGGTATGTTAGGGGTCAGCATGTGACATTCACAACCCTGGCGTTAGGATTCCGTGCCAGAATAACTCTCTGTGCCTCAGCGGGATTGTTAGCATAGACTTCTTCTGTTTGACGTTGATTGCCAGCGATAAAAATGACCCGATACTTCATTTGAGTTTCCTCTGTTGGTTACTTGTGTATTATAGTAGAAAAGAGGTCCTTTGGGAACCCCCTGTGTGCCAGTTCAGCGATTGATTGTGCTGATGGCAACGTCCCCCTTCTGGAAGATAATATCCACCACGCTCTGGACCTTCTGTGCGGTGCCCTTGGATACCTTGTCAAAGGTCGGGCAAATCACCAGACCATAGGATTTGGTGTAGGTCTCCAGAGCGCCTGCCTGAAGGGCACCAGAGCGGATACCAGCGGCATCCTGGGGGTGTAGGCGCAGGGTGCGACCCATAGTCTGCCCGATGCCTACAATATCCATAGAGCGCATAAAGACCACCGCTTCCAGAGCAGAAATATTGATACCTTCTGCGAGAATGCTGTGATGGAGAACCACAAACTTCTTGTCGGCGTTCTTGCCCCACTCGTTGAGAATATCAAAGAACACCTCACGATTGACTTTATGACCGTCAATAAAGGCACCGTGCTTTGCGGTGATGTGAAGAATAGAATATCCTTCCTGTGCTAGTTGTTCGGCAAAGTCAGTTTGAGAAAGAAGACCAATAATGTGCTTGGTCGCTTTGGCGCAAATCAGGATTTTATTGACAGGATTATCCTGAATGGTCTGGAGCAGATACTCACAATCCCGTTGGGCGATGTCCTCTCCCTTGACAGAGAGGCGCATTTGAGAAGCAATCACTTTAGGAGGAATGATATAACCGTTCCGTACCAACTCAGGAGCAGGAACCTTGGCGATGATTTGACCGTAGATATCAAAGTCATTCATACCGGGTTTGCCGATTACGTTGCTATACTTTGGAGTGGCAGTAAAGAAGAAACAACGTTGTGCTTCTGCGCTAAAATACTCTACCGCAGGGAAGAAATCACGACGCACAGAATTATGTGCCTCGTCGAAGTAAATGGTATCTACGGAGATATCTGCCCGCTGAAGTTGATGTAGAGAATTATAGGTGGTGAAGATAAGTTTGTGACCCGAAATGTTCTCGTGCCAAGCGCGGATTATGTTGGGTTTGGTAGAAGAATAGTGATGCGTCTCTCCCGTGTGAATATGAAGAACAGAAGCGTTGGTGATAAACTCCAGATACTCGCTGGAAAGTTGTTCTGCCAGCAAAATTCTTGGAGAAACAACTACAATTGTCTTTGAGATGTTAGACTGGAATTGACGAACAGCATCAAAGATACCAACGTTGGTCTTACCGCCTCCTGTTGGAAATACGCAGATACCTTTAGAATGCTGTGAGAGGGCATCCAGAGCAGTTTGTTGGTGAGGACGGAGTTGGATCACGGGTCTCATTTCGTATGAATACATAATAACCCCTCTGCGGGAAAACCACAAGAGGGGGTTGTGCCAGTTCCTTAAGTGTCCTTAAGGGCTTAGAGTATTATCTTCAACGGAGACAAAGGTAGTCTACATGGTTTTTAGTAAAGTGTCAAGCTTGTGGAACCAACACCAGTAACGGTAAATGTTAATATATTTCCGGATACTGTAATTTGTACTGGATTAGTAACTCCAATTCCACTTGTAAATCCATTTTGGGATGTTGTGACACCAGTAATACGAGCATCTCCAACTACATGAAGTTTTGATGTTGGAGTTGTGGTTCCTATACCAATATTATTTGTTACATATAATTGATTATTGATTGTAACATTATTTGCCAATCCAATTATAGGTTCAGCAGAAGGAAATCCAGTACTAGATACGATAATTTGATTAGAAGTGCCACGGATCGACTGAACATAATTACCGTTGGTATATGTTCCTAATGTAATTGAATTGGGAGCAATAGTTGCGGCAATCCCAACATCATCAGTTCCATTAAAAGATGTTGCCGCCGAGCTTACAAAACTTCCAATAATGCTAAAATTTCTTGCGATATAAAGTTGAGTAGCAGAAGAAGCAAGCCCAGTTAAATTACCATAAAAACCATTAGAAGATGTCACAATTCCAATAGCATTTATATTAGTCGAATTTAGATTTGTAATACTACCAGTTGTTGTTGTTAATGTGGTAATTCCGGCAGTACCATAAGTAAGATTTGTTCCTGAAATAGTAGTAACAATCCCACTATTAGTCCTTAAGGTGTTAATTATTCCAGTACCACTATAAGTAAGAGTTGTTCCTGAAATAGTAGTAACAATACCACTATTGACATTTAAACTATCACCACGTATATTACCACTAACCGAAATACTTTCCCCTGTAAAGTATGTAATATCCCCATTAACAGTGTCTAATGTTTGGATGGTAGCAACACCAGTTGTTCTTAAATCTGCATTGTTTAAGTAAGTAATAGTTGATGCAGTAGAAGTTAAATTAGTATTAGTTAAATTAGTAATTGTTCCAGTTGTTGTTGTTAATGTGGCAATTCCTGCACTACCATAAGTAAGAGTTGTTCCTGAAATAGTAGTAACAATCCCGCTATTAGCATTTAAAGTACCAAATATACCAGTACCACTATAAGTAAGATTTGTTCCGGATAAAGTAGTGATAATACCGCTAACAGTATTTAATGTGTCAACACTTCCATTTCCGGAAACTCGTAGTGATGTAGCAATTAAATTGTTTAATGTAGTTATGCCAGTTATATTTGCGGTTACTGCAGTAATAATTCCAGTTGTATTTACATTTCCGGTAAGTGCATCAACCGAAAATCCATTTCCAGTCAAAGGGTTCTGTCCTACCTGTAAAGAGTGATATGGAAGTGTGGTTCCTATACCAACTTTAGATGTGGTAGAAATATTTCCAACATTAACATACCATCCATCGACAGCAATTGCATAAATGCTAGTCAGTCCAACGGCACTTCCATAAAATGTGCCGGCCCTAACTTCACCAGAAGAGGTAAATGTAATTCCAGAACCAATCTTTACATCGCTGTAAAAAGTAGAAACTCCGGTGACTGCTAGATTGGTCGCTGTGACTAGTCCGGTAATTTTTGCGGTTCCGTGAACATCAAGAAACTCTCTGGGAATTGATGTTCCAATTCCAACCAGACCATTTGGATTTACAATAAAGTTGTCATCATCGACCTGAACTCCATTTCTAAAATTAAATGATTTATTGTAATTTGCCATCTTGGAGACTTTTTAAGTATTTATGAAACTCTCATAATGAAAGCAAGAGCATAGTATGGTGGAAGGTTTGCGGTATTAGTTGTTGGAGTAGAACCTGATGCGGTGATTGATGTCGCAACTGTGAGATTGGTCTTAGCACTCTCTGTTGTAACTGTCCCTTTGTCGGGTCCCCCATCCCACCCAGCAAATTCTTGATTGGCCCCCTGCCCCGTTCCCTCATTTGAAGTAGAATCTCTTGTAAACAAATTATGAGTGTGACCAACTTCAGTAACAGTTGAAGTTGCGGCATGACTATGAGAAACCACAGTGGCAGTCGCACTACCACCGGTTGCTGCTACGGCATATCCACTTCCTGCTCCAACAATAAATCTATCTTGTAGATTTGGAGTCCCATTTGCCCCATTACAAAGTCTCCAACTGGATGGAATAGTGGCAACACTTCCGGACCACATTATAATTCCACCAATAGGAACTAATGCTCCAGAGACAGTAGAATCTAATTTAGCAGTCGTTACGGCATTATCTCTTATAAATCCCGATTGTACTTGAGTCTGTGACATTTTAAGTTCTCCTTATATTAGTATTTAATCAATTTTACCTTCTTCTAACATATTTAGTTGAGTGATTTGTGCTGGGACAACTCCTTGCTGAAGTGCCTGAATATAAAGTTGTTGGTTTTGATGATTTCCTTTTACAACTTCATTTCTAAAAGACTCAACAGCGGCACCAGTTTGATTTGATTTTTGTGCTATTTCTACTGCCATAATAGGCATCCAAGTTACGGCACATCCCCATTCATCTACTGGTTCTCCAGTATTAGGATTGGTTCCTCGCATTTGAGTAAACCAAGAACACTTTAATCCTATACAATCTTTTTTAATAAGAGGGCAGAAATCCCCTGGTTTCATTTTTGTCATAGTAAAAAATAATATTTTAATTTATTTAGTTCTTAGAGCAAAGAATGATATCAATATATTGAACCGCAAAGTCCATGGCAGATCCACTAAAAGAAGCACCTGATAAAGATCCACTACCAGAACCACTAAAGGAGTGATCGTGCCCTTGTCCTGCTAATCCATAGTCAACGCCAGCACCGGTTCTGTCATTAGACCCTGATGCACCCTGTATTGTGATGCCGGTTTGGCTGCTGGTTGTAGATCTATAATTAGATCCAGGATTTGCATCAGCATTTCCATTCCCTGTTGCTCCAGTGTTGTCGTCCACTCCCCACAAATGGTTGTGCCCCGGATCATTAACTCCGTGAGTGTGCTGACTCAATGAGTGTTGGTGAGGTGGAAGTTGTGCTACAGTTAATGCTCTAGATCCAGTAGTTCCGGAAACGCTTATAGATATACTTCCTCCACTTAGACTACCCGAAGGAGTTCTAGAAGCAAATACACTTGTAAAATTAGTAGTACCACCAGTACCACCACCAGTTCCCGATACAACTCTTAGTGCCTTGTTATTCTGTGTAGTTACTTTTGTCCAACCAGTTGGAGCATCTGCTTGATAGAATAATACCACAGAACCGGGAGGTACTGATGGAGGTAATGCTTTCCAGGCAACACCAGATGATGTAGTACTATCAGCAGTTAATACGGTATCATTGGAACCAACATTAACTTGTGTAGCAGCATTATCACCAATTGCCACAAGAATTTGTCCCTTGGTATTCCAATCAACATTAGAAATTAAAGAACCTTGTCCACCAAGAGCAACAATGAAGTGAATTGTTCCACTCGCAGGTGCCGTTGTGAATCTAATCGTACTTGTATTTGTTCCAGGAGGAGATTCCACAATTATAAAATCACTTCCCGGTCTCTGAATTACACCACCTAACGATACTATTAAGTTGGCAGAACCTCCGGCAGGAATGAAAGTATTACCATTAATTCTAAGTGTAAAGTCGGTAAGAGTTCCGTTAAATGAAAGTTGGTCACATATTAATGAATTTCCAAGTGGGAATGTACCACTTACACTTGCAGTGTTCGCCGGAGTGTAACCAAGCGCACCAATAATCTCTGCACCGGTAAGTTCAACATCACTACCATCTGCCTTAAGGAAGTTAATTACTGGGGCACCATTCTTTACAAACTTTGCCGCAGTAACACCACTTGCAGAATTTACAATTAATGACCCATCAATTGTAGTATTTCCAGTTGTTGCCGTAACATTAAACTTATTGGTATTAATATTTAAATTACCAGTAACATCAAGAGTAGAACTTAAAGTAGTAGCACCAGTAGACTTAAGTGTTCCGCCAACATTTAAATTCTTGACAATACCAACACCACCAGACACAACTAGTGCTCCATTTGCAATATTTGTGGATTGTGTGTCATCGGTTACCTTTAATTGAGATTTAACATTTACATTATCATTAAATTTAACTCCTTTATTAAATGTTACGGGACCATCAAACTGAGAAAGAACGGCACCGGAATTGCCACCCTCAACAACAAGTCTTTCTTTAACCGTGACCTCATCAAATATGACACTCAATCTCGAAGGGTCTTCGCCGGTAACTGTGGGAATTGGATTATCAAATGTAATTTCTTCACCGGTTGAAGATGATGTCTTGCGGTTACCAATAAAGGAGTCTCCATTATTATTCATACCGGTATAAACAACAACACCACCTGACCTTTCTTGAGACTGTACCAAGAACTCCTCTCTTTCTGTCAGAGTTATGACCTGAACTTGAGGTAGTCCAGTAGAATAGTTTCCCGGACCATATCCAAGATACTCAAAGGTATGCCCCGATGCTCTGACAATTGAGGGTCTTCTAAACTCAATTGGAATTGGTTTAATCTTTCTAACAAGTGATCCACTATCATGAGCGACTTGTTTTGTTGCGAGAGCACCACGAATAACTGTAATTCCAACATTACCGACAGAAGGAGTAGTAAGAGTGCTGTTCGCAACTCTCATAATCTCTTCATCAATCTGTATATAAGACCCGAGTGGAAATCTCTTAGTTATTGCCACATAAGTATTAGATACAACAATTGTGGTAGTAGTTGTAGTAATTCCACTAGCGGCAACAAGTGTCTCTTTATCAAAAAATGTAATACTTCTGGTTCCAAGATTTTCGGCATCAGAATCAGAACTCGCACCATTTGCCGATAATCCGTGCTTCAGAATATATCCACCATTCACACTACCTATATCAGGTGTGAGTGCCGTAAATGAATCAATATCTATTTTATCACTTACAACATAATCACCACGATTGTTATTTGAGGAATCGATGACTCTAAACTTATTACCGGCGACCAATCCGTGAGGTGCGGAACAATTAAAGGTTCTTATTCCAACTGAAGAATAAGAGTCACCTCCAATCAGAACCGAAGGTCCGAGAACAAAGGCATATTGTGAATTTGTAACAACTGGGTCTCCCGTAGTTCTGGCGATTGAAATTGTTCTGTCTCCAGAAACTGCCGTAATGCGGTGATAGGTATCAGAGGTTGTTCCGTCTCCGGTAAACTGAACCACATTACTAATCGCCGCTGTAATACCGAATGTGGAAATTGTATATCTGGCAGCACTATCACCATTACCCAGTTGAGTTCCAGTGCTTGATAATGCGGCAGACTCAAAGAATAGCGATTCATCATTAGTATATCCAGAACCAGAAGAAACAATATCCGCCGAAACAATCGCACTCCCATCCACAACAACTCTTGCGGTTGCTCCTTTCCAAGTTCCAGATGCGCTGTCATTCAGAAGTTTAACATTTTGATATGTTCCATTAGTATAAAGATCTCCATCTACTTTTGAGATATAAGTTACAATACCAGCAAGGCCGTGCCTTCTAGCAAAAGTAATTGTCGGACTTGTTGTTGTAGAATTGGTTACGGAAGATATATCAAGACCAACACCAAAAGATGTGAGTACCGTATTGATTGATTCTCTTGTAATACTCTTCTTAAGGTCGTTTGTGACTACTTCACCCAGAGGTGCTCGCTTGGCAAATGACTTAGCGGAAGGTGGATTGTCGTGAATATTATCTCTATCCAGTTGAGGATATAAATCAACGACATTTTGACTATATTTAATATTTGTAAACTCCGTTGGTACTGCCTTGTCAGCGATTAGAGCATAAATGTGATAAACACCATCCTGAATTCCCTCAATATATGGAGTAATTAATTCATTTCTGTAATTGTAAATGTTAGATTGTAAATTATTTCTTTCAAATCTTGGTGATGTAATTGTTCTGCTAGTTGTGTTATTTGTGAATACAAGATTACTTCCATATGAATCTGGTGTTGTATATGTAAATGTCATATCATCAGCAACAGATGCTACCACAAATGTTCCATTAGATCCTCGATTATCTTTGGCAGAAGTATATGTGCTGTCTGTTATATTTTTAACAATAATAACATCACCAACCTGAAGATTATGAGGAAGTTCTGAGATGATTGTTACTGTATTTGCAGTTCTGGTACACTTCGCAATTAAACTTAAGTTTTTATTATACTCATAATCAGATTTTGTAATCGACGAAGAAGTAGGATCGTTATTATTACGATATCCCGTAGAACTAGTTTGCTGAATTACAAATCCGTCTTCTGGATTTTTAGCACCTACGAGTTCTTTGGGAATTACAACTCTAATCTTATAAAGTTTTTCATCCAAACTTCTGCTATCGGCAGTTCTCTTCACATAAGAAGGTTCTGTTCTGTCAGTTAATCCAGCAACTCCAAGTTCATTAATTCTGGTATAAATGTCACTACCGGCATTTGTTGTGATGTACCACTGGGACTGTGTTACATCCCATTGAACTGGATGCCCCTCATCACCGGCAATCTTGTCTGATACACGACTTAAAATTCGAAGAGATGTTCCACCATAAACGGCAATTTCAGTTCCAGTGTCTGCTGCTGATTTTGAAGAAGCGAGTTTAATTGTAGAAGATGAGAATCTAATCGCATAATATACAGTATTTTCTACAATATTTTCTGGAAGGTCGCCAACATCACTTAAGATAATAACTTTTTCTCCTGTCAGAATGGTATGAGTTCCTAAAGTAAACTCATTTGATGATGGTCCAGCAGGATCTACAACATATTCTTTGACAGAACTTGAGACACCATCGGACATTAAGATATTTGCCGAGTATTCTGTTCCGTTTGCGGCAAAATATAATTTATCATTTAATTTTGCGCCAATTCTATAACCTTGAGTGAGAATTGGGGGAACATCATCTTGAGAAGTAAATCCAAATAGATATAATCTGGTGTTATTGCTACCAGGAGCATCAATCTTGGCAACATCGAATTGAAGCCAATCAATATTGTCCTCTTCTCCTACAATCGTTCTTGGAGTAATAATTGAGGTAATGAACGCTTTATTGTCTTTGGTGAATGCTTCTTTCTTAAATCCCGAAGAATTAAGTGAAATCTGACCGAAGTTGGAGTTTGAGTTGGTGATACTTAAGTCAGCACCAGTTTCTGCATCGAAGTGCTTATTAAAACCAATCGCAAAGACGGATACAACCTGAATAAAGGCGTCATTAGTCGCTTTTATATGACTTGTTTCCCATCCACTTCTATAAATTGAAAGTGGTTCTAAATGATATGCTATGTTGGTCGAAGATGAATTACCAGATAAAGATGCCCCCGCTTCTCTGGTAATGGCAATACTATCAGAATAATTTCGATTTGTGGGATTATATCTTACAAATGCACGATCATCCTTCTGTAGAGATACTCCGGTGAATTGAGCCACAACCATCGAACGAAAACCAGATGCCTTACTACCATCAGCAAGCATTCCATTCATACCATAAACTGAACGCAAGGAAATATTAAAGATGTATGGAGATGCTCCGGTTACGGTATCAGTCTCGATTGTTACAAATGCACTTGATGCATTTCCGGGTGTGGTTAAATTAAGAGGAAAGTTTGGAAGAAGATATGTAAAAACAGTTGTATCAGTTTCACTGATACTCTGAACTTTTGTCGAGATATTATAATTTGCCGGCGAAACACCACTAATTCTAATTGGTGTTCCTGCAGTTAGTTCGTGAGGTACTGCAGTTTTAACCGTAACCTGACTGTTTGGAGTTCCGCCAGAACCAGCCTCAATAGTAGAAATCTGAATAGGATCCGTAGCAAAAGCACCCACAATCTCCCATTCTGGTCTCTGCTTCTCAAAACCACCGGGATTTTGTGGGTACTTTTGATCGATGTCTCTACCGGACGCAAGATTAAATGCGTTCGAGAGTTTCGCATAATACATATCAAGGTCAGTAAGACCATAAGAACCTACTTCATTCACACCATCGGCATACTCAAAACAGGTGAGTTTGTGGTGAGAGAATGTTGGTGTTGATTGGTTATTGACTGAAAAATCTCTTGGGTCAGTATAGACTGTGCCTTCTAGGTTGCCATCAAAAATACAGAACTGCCAGAAATAACAGGCGCCCGTAATTCTGAAAATTGCCGAGTTTGGAACAGAGGAATCGGTTGGATTTGGAACGTATTTTGGACGAATTTTGGTCTTTCTTAAATCAAGACCGACAATCGAAGTTCCTCTGGGTACAACAACTCCACCATTAATACTATTGAACTTATAAAGAATATTATCTTCTTGTGTAAGGTCGAATACAGAATTGAGTGTGAGTGATAATGTGCTCGAAGCCTGTGATGTTGCTCCGCTTGGTGATACTGCTGTCGCAACTTCTCCAACATTATGTACCACAAAACCGGGACGATTATCAACCGTATGAGCGCCGGGCATCAGGAGAATTGTGGTCTTCTCCACATCATCATTACTATTTCCTTTCTGATAGGAAAATCTTGCCGATTCTAAAAGTGCTCGCTGTAGCGTCTTAAAAGGTTGAGCGAGTGAATTGCCCTGATTACTAATACTATCAGTCGAATCAAGGTCACTTGGACTAACGTATAATATTCTTCCTTCGGTGTTCTTAATGAAATTATCTAATTTGTTAAGACTCATTTTATTATCTATGGACCTTATTATCTTTTATTTATGAAGATAAATCCTGCTGTAGAAACTCATAATCCTCATCAGGAAGGTCTTGGGGATTTTCTAAATCCATCTCAAAGAGTAGTGGATGTGCTTCTTCGTCGATTAAGTAGAATGATTTTTGATAGAATATTTCTGGTGATAATGTAAGTTGCTCTTCTGCCATCTTGATTATTTCTGGGTCATCCTGTATGATTGCTGGCAACTCATCGAAGGTAAATGGAATACTATTGATATGATAAGTCTTGATAATAAATCTTTCATTATCAGTTCTATACCAATTATAAGAATATGTAATCTTATAAGACATTTTGATATTGTCGATATCTTATATTT